CATAAAACATAAAGATATGGATGCAATACACGAAATAAACTTTTACAATAACTTCGACTTAATATCACAGACACTAAAAGACCACGACCCTCAGGTCGTGCAATCACTGAATGAGATAGCCGTATATGTGGCTAACTTACACTTAGAATGCAGAGAAAATAATACGCTGATTAAAAGCCTCAAACAGGAGTGCCACGAAAGTGATATAAAAATCGGTATGTTGTCTTTTAAGTGTGAGGAGTATGAAGAGATAAATTCTTAATATTATTTTGTGAATCAAAAATAATGTATATATTTGCAATATGACTACGCTAGTAAATAAGTTGGTTGCTATTCAGGGGAGACTGAAAGCACCGAAGAACCAAAGGAATAACTTTGGAAAGTATAACTACCGAAGCTGTGAAGACATCCTTGAGGCTGTCAAACCGCTTCTCGCAGAGCAAGGAATTGTTCTGACTATAGACGACCAATTCTACAATGGAGAAATTCCATTTATTGAAGCATTGGCTAAGATTACTGACGGCACAGACGAAATTACCGTAAGTGCGCAGGCTGGGGTTGACCCAAACAGAAAGGGAATGGATATTGCCCAGTCGTTTGGATCTTCTTCTTCATACGCTCGCAAGTATGCGTTAAACGGTTTATTCTTAATTGATGACACCAAAGATGCAGATGCGACTAACACACACGGAAAGACAGCTACTGCTCAACCTAAAAAGGTTGATGTAAATAAAGCTATTCTTAAACCGAATACCCCTGAGTTCGATAAAGTAAAGAACTATATGGACAATGGAGGTAACATAGAAAAGGTGCAACTGAAATACAACATTTCAGATGCAGCGAAAATTAAACTTGTAAATAAATAAATATGGCAGCATTAACTGAAATCTCAATCGATGTAAAGAAAATCGATAAAACTAAATTAAATAAGGGTCAATACCTTAATCTAACTGTAGCAACTCGTGATGAGTTGTCTGAATATGGTCAGAATGCATCCGTCTTCTACGCTCAATCAAAAGAGGAGCGTGAAGCTAAAACTAAAAAAGCCTATATCGGAAACGGCAAAGTTGTCTGGACTGATGGGAATATAAAAACGGCTAGAGATTTAACTCCAGCCGAAACCGAAACTCTTGACTCTAATTTAGAGTTCTAGTGTTGTCTCTTTTGTTTTACTTAAAGGGTGGGCTTAAAACCTCACCCTTTTTTAACCACTAATTTTAAGAGAGATGACATTAGACGAGAGATACGAACAGTTAAGAAAAGAATTATCGGTAAACCCATACGCAGAGGTTGAGTACCCACCAATAGCCGTTAGCTACGGCACATACAAATCAAAAGACGACACATATCCAACACCCATAGGAACCTATGGAAACTTCAGTTTTGTACAAGCACCACCAAAAAGTAAGAAGACATTCTTCATATCAATGATTGCAGGAGCCTACCTGTCCGATAAAACGGACTGCACAGGCGCAATAAGAGGGCATAGAGAAGACCTTAGGTTAGTACACTTTGATACTGAGCAAGGTATATTCCACGCTCAAAAGGTATTCCGTAGAGTATTAGATATATCGAAATACGATGGCTTGGATTACGACCCGTATGCAATGAGGACATTACCTGCAAACGAAAGGGTAAAGTTTATCGATTGGTACTTACATAAATACCAAGACGAAACAGGGCTTGTTATTATCGATGGTGTTGCTGACTTAGTGTTAGACGTTAACGACATCAAGGAATCAGCAGCTATAGTCCAAGAGATAATGAGATGGAGTGAAGAGTATAATGTTCACATTATGGTAGTTATCCACAGTAACTTTAATAGCGACAAACCTACAGGACACTTAGGTTCATTCCTTGAGAAGAAAACAGAGACACAGATACAGCTTAAACTAAAAGAAGATAACGAAGACATAGTTGACGTTATATGTAAACGCAGTAGGTCCTACCCTTTTGAGCAATTCAGCTTCGAAGTGGATAGGCAAGGCACTCCACGAATAATAGATAAAATCGATGACATACTCAGAATTGACACTTCATTTTGATATAAAACCAACACCTCACCAATCCTTTAGAAGGGGGAGAAACGGTATTGCTTACACGCCAAAGAAAATACTTGACTTTAAAAGGGAAGTAGCATACAGTGCAGAAGCTCAGGTAGGAGATGATTTTAAAATAATAAGAGCAGGTACTCCTATTAAAGTAAAGTACTTACATTATTGTTTTAAGTTCAATAAATCTACAACCATTAAACGTAGAATAATAGGTATGCCAAAGCCCACTAAGCCAGACTTACTAGACAATCTGAACAAAGCATTCATAGATGCTTTGGAAGGAACTATATTCGAGCAAGATCAAAATATAGTTGAGGTAAGAGATTTAAGAAAATTTTACGGAGAAAGCGATTATATTGAAATAAAATTACTATATTAGCGCAAACAATTTAATATGTTCGGGATATCATTTTTTCCTATTTACGGTTGTGTCGTTGGAGTTAACTTTAAGGATGCAGCACTAGACGAAACCTTTGAAGAAGTTGGGGATTATATTATGATTCAGCTTCTTTTTTTTGTATTTGGAATAACCTTTTTATACTATGTGGGAGATACTGAGTAAAAGACACTATGAGTGGATAAAGATGGCTAATTCTATATGTGGAAACATAAGGCTTGCTAATGACTTAGTCCAAGATATGTATCTTAGGCTACACAAATATATCGATAACCCTGAAAAAATAATGAAGAATGATGAGGTTAATCCTTTTTTTATATATATCACTTTACGCAATCTATTTTATGATCATCTTAAGTTTAAGAAAAGGCAAATCGGTAAAGACTATGCAGATGCTGAGAGTATCGGCTTGTTATCGCCTTCTGCGGAATGCACAGAGGAAAAGCAGGAAGATGACCGTATGGAGGAGGCATATCTTAAGATACTTAACGCCATTGATGAAGAAGTTTCCACTTGGCATTGGTATGACCAAAAGCTATTCAAGCTATACTATTACACTAATCAGTCTCTTAGGAATATTTCTGAGGATACAAAGATTTCACTTACGAGCATATATAACTCTTGCAAAAACTATAAAAAAATACTTAAAAAAAAGTTCGGTGAGGACATAGAAGATTATTTTAACGAAGACTACGAAAGGATATGAAACGCAGAAAAACAAAAGCAGAGATAAATAAAAACATAAAATTCATCCCTACAACTGAATTTAATAGTACATACTACTACAGTAGAACTAACAGAAAATCATCTTATGTTGATAGGGCTTTAATTAAAGGAAAATGAGCATACCAGAAGCACCAAAAGACAAACGAACCAAAGCATACAAGGAATGGAAAGCCAAGTATGACTCAGCCCCAAAAGGGCTGGGTGATACCATAGAGAAGATAACCACAGCCACAGGAATAAAGAAGGCTGTAAAGTTCTTAGCTGGAGAGGATTGCGGTTGTGATGAGCGCAAAAAAATACTCAATCAGAAGTTCAAGTATAAGAAGCCTGATTGCTTTAACGAGTCTGAGTTCTTGTTTATAAAAAGTATAGTTGAATCGGGTAAACAAAGGCTAGACGCTAAAGAAGTTAAGATGGTGGTTGATACATTCAACAGGGTATTTAAGGAAAATAGAAGAGCTACTAACTGTTCATCCTGTTTTATAAACAACGTATTCAATCCATTGAAAAGATTGTATGAAACCTATAAGTAAAGAAGCCGACTTGTTCGACTTCCTTAAACGCAGTACGTATCCTGACCTTGTTAAGGCTAAAAGCCAAATGAGTCGATGGGACTGTTACTCGCCAAAGGGCAGACACCGTATAGAACTTAAATGCAGAAGAAAACATTATGACACATTACTCATTGAGAAAAAGAAGTTTGATGCGATTATTGAGGTCTGTGAAGACAATCTCGATATACCTATGTATATTTGTAGCACTCCAAGTGGTGTATTCGTATTTAATCTATTTTGGGTTAAGCCTAACTGGGAAATCAACAGAAGAAATCCAGCTACTACTGAGTTCGCTAATGGGTGTAGAGTAGAGAAGGAAGTGGCATACTTAGATATAAAAGAAGCAACAGTATTATGAAGTGGAGTAAAAACGATACATTTTCATTTTATTTAGATGAGTTTATGGATGATAAAGAAAATAGAAAACAGATACCTGTTTATTCGGGGGTAATCAATTACTTTCCTGATGCAATAAAAGAGGTTGCTAAGTGCAGCTATGCAGGGCAACAACAGCACAACCCTGATAAGCCACTGGCTTGGGACAGAAGCAAGTCTGGAGATGAGTTAGACGCTCTTATGCGTCACCTCATCGATGCAGGAACAATAGATACAGATGGCGTAAGGCACTCAGCTAAAGTAGCCTGGAGAGCATTGGCTAATCTGCAAAAGGAAATAGAGAATGAAAGCTAAACGAATAACCCAAGCACAGAAGCTTAAACAACTAGAAGGCAATGTTGCACAGTTGCAGTCAATGGTTGTAGACATTTACAGAATGGTGCAAGAAAATACTAAAGCAAGACTAATTAATCACAATGACTAATACGTTTAAGAGAGACCTAAAAAGAGGTGAGCAGGTTGAATTAGCTATACTAGATATGATAAAGGTTAAATATCCTAAGGCATACAAGGTACAGGGTTACTTTAAGGATTACGATATTTATGTTCCTGAAATAGAAAAGAGTATTGAGGTTAAATATGATGAAAAATCTAAATATACTGGAAACATTGTTATAGAAGTTTCTTTCAATGGAAACCCCTCGGCGCTGTCTACATCTAAAGCTGATTATTGGGTTTGGTGGGATGGAGAATACCTTTCTTGGTTTACAATAGATTTGATAAAAAAATGCCTTAAAGAAAATAAAACGCCAATAAAGACGTTTATAGGTAAAGGAGATTCTAAATCTAAAAACGCATATCTTGTTAAGAAAGATTTACTTTATAAGTATGCGATAAAACAAGTGGAAACTAATTTATTATTTTAGAAAGAATGCAAAGTATAAAACTTCTTGATGGCACTGACTGGTCTATAGATGATATAGTCAGTAAGATGTACGATAATGAGTTCTACTACGGGTATCTTAATAAGGCATCCCTATCCTCATCGTCCTGCAAGAAATTGCTAGAGGGTATCGACAGCTACTTAGGCAACCGAGAACCTTTAGATAGTAATATGAAGCCACTCAGAGATGGTAGGCTTATTCACGTTTCACTATTAGAAAAAGATAAATTAGATGACTACTACCATTTTGTTGATGTGGCTACTAGGCGTAACAAAGGCTATAAAGAAGCTGTTAAAGACCCTTCTTTGGAAGGTAAAGAGATTATGCTATCTAAGGAGAAAGTATGGGCGCAAAGCATTGTTGATGCTGTTTTGGACAACCCAACAGCAAATGAATTATTTACAGGAGGTGAATACGAGCTACCAGGAATCGGATACGTTGAGGGATTCCCCTTCAGAGCCAAAGCAGACTGTTTAAACGGTGATAGGATTGTCGACCTTAAGACGACATCCGATATAGACTCTTGGCACTATAATATGGATTTATATGGTTACGATGCACAAGCTTACATATATATGACTATATTTAAGAAAAAAAGGTTTACATTTGTAATAGTAGACAAGAGAACACTAAAGGTAAAAACATACGATGCGACTTCAGATGACATACGGCAGGGCAAACAAAAAGTTGGCGAGGCAATTAGCAACTATATTGAAGGAATGGGATTTTAGAAGTACCATAGTAGAAGAGTACTTCATTCTAACCTGTCACGATATAATTGCTGGTGTTCCATTAAAGGAGCTGTATCTTAGTGTCGACCTGTTCGAAGAACTGGAGGCATATGAAGAGTGTGAAGGAATACTACTTGCGTGTCAACTGTGTACTACATTAACATTAACAAATTATTTAAACAAATAAGAAGATGACAATAAACAATGAGATAGCATCAGAAGTATCAAGGATAGAAAAGATAGTAAAAACAGTTACAGGCAGAGACCTTAGAAGTAAAGTAAGAGACCATAAGAATGTTATGGCTCGTTCTATATTCTACAAAATAGCATACGACTATTTGTGTAGGTGCGGTGTTAGAATAGGTGCTAAAAACTATGTAGCGAAGTATATGAATAAGAACCACGCTACAGCACTGCACGCTATGAATAACTTTGATGAAGATATACTTTTGTCTCCGTTAAACAAGAAGATGTACGACACTTGTGTTGAGGTGTTCGGAAGTCTAGGGGATATCTATAAAAATGTAGACGAAAGAGATTTAGAGATAGATGACCTGAAAAACAAAATAACTGACCTTCAGTTACAATTAAGTATCATTAAGCCTTATCGTAAAGACATTGAGCATCTTGTGGACCTGCTTCTTAAGATACCAAGCGACAAGATTGATGATGCGGAGTTTAGGATACAAGTAATGTTAAAAGGATTTGCAATTGAACCGAGGAACCAAAAAACGGAAATCATCGGCTCTTATGAAACGGCTGGAAGCTCCTAGAAGTATGGAGGCTCAAAGTTACTGTTTCAATAAAGGCTATAAGATATACCCAATCCCTGAAGGATTGGATTACCGTATACAAATAGAGTATAAGGGTCAGACTAAACTGGGAGAAAAGACATACAGCAAAACCGAATGGTATGATGCTATATGGGAATTATACGATAGGATATATGAAGGAAGAAACCTATAGACCGTTACCGTCTTCCCTTACCATTAAACGCAGTAGGGTTGATGGTCTTGGGCTGTTTGCTAAGGAGGATATAAAGCAAGGCACATTGCTTGGTGTTACGCACATATTCCTATATAAAAATGTTGAATGGGTTAGAACTCCATTAGGGGGTTTTATAAACCACAGTAACAATCCTAACTGTATTATCTTAAGTAAAGACGATAACTACGGTAGAGCTAACAGAATGCTTTACACTAGTCAAAATATATCTGCTGGAGACGAGCTGGTGGTCTATTACTCTTTAGATGAATATAGAAATAAAACAAGTAACTTTAAGTAATGCCCAGACAGAAGCCAGAACGTAAGTATATGAAGAAGACCGATGGTCGGAAGGGCAACGGTGCAAAGCGTGGCGATGCACTTGTACGAAAGACTATAGCTACTCCTGCTAATATAAACAAGGCTAAGAAGAACAGGTCAAAGATACTTGCTACCAATGCGATAGAAGAGGTTTATGGGTCTGAGGCTAACTTCTGGAAGATGGTTGCGGAAAAGGCGCAAGACTCGCAGTACGACCGTAAGATGGTTATTGAGTACGTATACGGTAAAGCAATGGATAATCCTGATGCGCTGTCCCAAGCAAAGGACATAGACTTCTCCATCGTAAACATCTTTACAGGCTCAGAGAAGCCAAAAGAAATAGAAGACATAATCGACATTACACCTGAAGATGAAGGTACCGAATCTGAACCCGAAGTATAAATCGTTTGGTAATGACTCCAGGTACTTTATCACCACAGGTGGTCGAGGGTCTGGTAAGTCTTTTGCCGTCAACGTATTCTTACTGCTCCTTACATACGAGAAAGGACACAAGGTACTATTTACACGGTACACGATGGTATCTGCATCTTCATCGATTATTCCTGAGTTCATTGAGAAGCTGGAGCTTATGGGAGTTGTCGAGGACTTTCGCATAACGAAGGACGAGATAACAAACGTTAAGACAGGCTCATCGATTATGTTCAAGGGGATACGCACCGCCTCAGGGAATCAGACAGCATCACTAAAGTCGTTAAACGCAATAACCACCTTTGTCCTGGATGAAGCCGAAGAGCTGATAGACGAGGACACGTTTGATAAGATTGATCAGTCTGTTAGGGTGAAGACTAAACCTAATAGGGTTATCCTGATACTTAACCCAACCACTAAAGAACACTGGATTTGGGGACGCTTCTATGCTAATAGAGACATACCTGAAGGATTCAACGGTATTAAGTCAGGCATTACATATATACATACCACATACCTAGATAACACTGATAACCTGTCGCAGTCGTTCCTGAATCAGATAGCAGAGATACGCAGACGTAGACCAGAGAAATACACACACCAGATACTTGGTGGATGGATGGAAAAGCAAGAAGGGGTTATATTTACCAACTGGAGAGTAGGAGAGTTTAACGATAACTATGAGACCATCTTCGGACAGGATTTCGGTTTCTCTGTTGACCCTACCACACTTGTGAAGCTGGCGATAGACAAAGGCAATAAGCGGATATTCCTGAAGGTAATGTATGCCAGGACAGGAATGTCTACTACACAAATAGCAGACTTTAATATTCGTTATGCAGGTCCGCAC